GCGGAACGATACGCCGCTTCCTGCTGAAAGTAAAGGGTTCGATGCGCGGGGTCGTCGCTGTTGAGCAACCGCAGATCCGGCTCCTGCGGCGTGAAGAAGGAATCGTAGCGTTCGAGCTGCTGCTTGTAGTTCATCGTGAACTGGTGGAGTACGGCGCGCGCCTCGCTCTCGACCGTCTGGCGGGTCTGCGCGGTCTCCCGGCTCTTGGCCTGCAAGAACGTCTCGCGCTCACGCTCGCGCGTCGCAATGATCTCCTGCGCCTCGCGCGGCAGCTTGGCGAACACGTCCTTGGCGTCCTTGGCCCATGAGATAGGCGCGTCGATGGCATCGGCCTGTTCGTCGCCTTCCTCCCCGGTCTCGCCCTGCTCGTCGCCCTCCTGGCCCTCGGTCTGCTCGGGCTCGACGGGCTCCTGCTGGTCGTTCTCGTAGCACGATGTGGGATCGTAGTCGTCGACCTTCTGCTCCTGCTGCTGTGTCGCAGCCTGTTCGACGACCTGAGTATCGGCTGCGATCTGTTCGTTCTGAACGTCCATGGTTCGGTTCCTGCTCAATAGACCTTGGGGAGTCGGCGCCGAATGCGCGCCTGGATGTTCTGCCGGACGCTTTCGCGATCCGCTTCTTCCTGCTCGGTTGGGGTGACGATGCGCCGGGTCGCCATCAGGCGGTCATATGCGTCCTGTGCTGCGTTCTCGGCGCGCATCAGAAGTTCGCCCATCTGCGTTTTTCGGTCGGCAGCTCGGCTATCCTGCGTGCCCGGTTGGCATCGGCCTGCGCAAACTTCCCGTCACCGACGAGACTTTCGATCTGCGCGCGGACTTCATCGATCACCTTCACGCCGAGCGCGAGCTTTTCCATGCCGGCGCGCAAGTCCGCGGTCAGGGGCTTGGCCGCGATCGCTGCGAGTTTCTCGAGATATTCGGCGCGGGCAACATCGAACGCGGGCACGAGGAATTGCTGAAGCGCCTGATTGGCCTGTTCGGCACGCGCCATGCGAAGGGCTTCGTCGGTCATACTGCCTCGCCAAATATCGCTGCGGTCTGATTGGTCCCACAGGCCATGCAGCAAAGCGTAAAACGACCCGCGCGGTAGTAGGCGGTCAGCGCCTCGCAGCCGCAAATGCAACGGAACTCCACGTCACCCACTTGAGCGCCATGCAGCCACTTGGTTACGCCCTTCGGAAGGGCGCATTCCGGGCAATCAATAGCGACATGCTTGCCGACAGGGCCGACGCCTTGCCACTCATGGCGGCAATCCATGCAGATGACGCGGCCTTCCCAATGGGGGCTGCGCTCCCGTTTGGCAGCGGTGAAGTCTATGATTTTCATCCTTCGCCCCTTCCAAGGTCGATAGGCGCCTGCGCCACAACGTGGCGGGTCATCGCTTCGCCCTTTCGTCGAACAGCACATGGAAATTTTGGTCGACCAATTGATCGCGCCGGGTCCACATGGGTGGCGAAGCGGCGGGATCGGCGTAGATGCTCTCGCCACTGAACGACTGATGCAGCGGCGTCTTGAAGCGGTCGCTGTAGTGGATCATGTGGTCATTTGGATTGATTTGCGTCTTGTCGCCGCTCAGCCAAAAGCCGCGCATGTCATAGTCAGGCGTGATCGGTACGCGGTTCGCAGCGACCCACGCTTGAAATTGGGCCTCCTGCTGTGGCGTAAGCTCGGTCAGATGCTTCTGCCAGTCGGGCAGCGCATACTGATCCTGCCAGCGCGTCGGGGCAGAAGGCCCCGCTGCAAACATGCCGCGCCGGTCGCTCATTCCGCCAAACTCCCGCCCGGCCTGCTTGCTGGCAGTTCGTCATCGGCCGCAGCGTCGGCCTTCTGCTGCTTGCGGGCCATCTCCTGGTCGAACTCCAGCTTTTCGCGCGCCAACTGCTTTTCGAAATCCAGCTTCTCACGAGCGAGCCGCGCTTCTTCCGTCGCCTTGGCATTCGCGAGCTGTGCCGCCTGCTCTGCGGCAGCGGCCTTGATCTGCATGTCCTGATCGTTCGACTGCTGTTTCAGCGCCGATTCCGCCTGCTGCGACTGCTGCTGCAACTGGAGCTTGCCCATTGCCTGCTGGTGCGCCTGCGCATCCTTGGCCTGCTGCGTCTGTGCTTCGGCCTGCACTTTGGCAGTCTCGGGATCGGGCTGCGGCTCTGCGGGCGGCAAGGTCGAGGGGTCTTTGAAATAGTCCGACGCCGTCCCTAGACCGCTATCCGACACAAGGCGCTTGGCGTTCTGGTAAAGCTCTTCTTCGCCGACGATCCGCGATCCGTTCATGACGAACTGCTTTTGCACGTCGAGCAACGCCATGCGGTATTGCAACCGCTGGTCCTTGTTGCCGGTCCCGAGCCCAACGGTAATGCTCATGTCGATTTCTTCGGGCCATTTGCGCGGATCGACTTCGGTATATTTCCCTTCGATCTTCATGCGGAACGGCTGGCCATAGGCGCGCATCAGCCGATAGCGCTTGGCGAAGATGTTCATCACGATCATCTCGGCGAAGTTGCGCGTCACATAGAGTTCGATCTGCTGCGCGTTCGCCTGGAGCATCGCCATGCCCGAGGCGGTCTTGTTCATCGTGTCGGGATTGAGGCCCTGAGACTGACGCGTGATACCAGTCCGGCTCTCGCGCTCGGCGCTCATCATTTCCATGGCATTGAAGGCTGTGGGCGATGTGTCGGTCTGGACCAGCGGTTCGGGCTTGGTCCCACGATACCGGATCAGCGCGCCAGGACGTACCGTCAAAAGATCGTCGATAGTGTCGACGGTAATGCTGGTTTCATCAACCAACGTGCGCGGCGCGTTGGCAATGTACATCGAGTCAAGCGCCTGCCGCAGCAGAACCGAGCGGATGCGCTGGATATCCATGGTCTGGTCCGCGACCGACTGGCCTATCAGTCGGTGCGGCATGGGGAACGGCGACCACAGTGAATAGGGCTGCTCCTCGATCTCCTGGACCTTGAGGATCACATCTCCCACGCGGTGCACGAACAGGCGCTCGGCAATGCCGTCGCCGTTGAGATCGTAGAGCGGGTATTCCTCGTCGAGCCACAGCCGCTTTGCAGCGCCGGGCCGTTGGTCGACGCTCTGACGCGAACTGCCGCGCTCGGCGTCTCGGGCGCCTTCGACAACCGAATAGGACGGCGCATTGTCCCAGATCGACGTCACGTCTTCCGCAGCATATCCCATCTGCACCAGATCGCTGGCGGTCTTGGGCATGCGCTCGCCGACATAGATTGCTTCGTCGAGGTCGGCTGCGTCCGGAGACACGCGGAAGAATTCATTCGGTACAGCCACGTCGCAGAATTTCGGCGGCTGCGGGCGCTCGACCATGACGCGCCACTGCATCGCGGGCATTCCGGGTTGCCAGCCCTCATCGGTCGGCTCGCCGCTTAGGACCGGCATGCCATCGACCGACATACCCTGATCGGTTTCCTCGATCTGGTCCGCAAGGACGACCATTTCCTCCTGCTTCGGCGGCACCGCTTCGACATAGGTCTTTACGATGCCGGACATCTCCAGAAGGCCGGCGTTGAGGCTGTCGAGCAACACGCGGTAGCCGCCGCGATAGCCGGGGCGCTTGCGCATGAACGACCACTGGATTGCCGCGGTCGCCTGCTCACCATAGTCAATCGCCGTCTGCGTCGGCTGTCCGTCCGGACCCTGCGATTCGACTGGTTCGGGCTCGCTTTCGAACTCCACGACCTTGCCGCTCGCGAGGATCGTGCCGAGGATGCCGACGCTGAGGAAGTTGGTCACTTCGGCGACGTCGCGCGTCACGGCCTGGCTGCGGCCCTCGACTTCGTCACCGAACGGACGCCCGTTGTAGAAATCGATTGCGGTCGCGCGCTTGTCGTCGAGGGTCGGGTCGTATGAACGTTCCTGCTCCGAACGCAGGAAGTTGAGGAACTCGGCGCGCTTTTCCTCGGAGGGGAATTCAACGGCCATCGGCCATCGCCCCGTTATAGGTTCCGACGTTGCCAACCTTCGCCGCCAGTACGTCATTGGGGCACGGCGTTGACGCGTGAGCGCAGGAGGGCCTTTCCCAGGCCGTGTCGGGGACGAACTGTGAAAACCGCCCCGCGGTATGGATAGCGGCTTGCTTCATCAAACAATACCTCTGCTGACCTTGGAATAGTCGATGTCCTGACGGGGGATCGCCACGGGGCGGATTGCGGCGCTCTCGAACGATTTGTAGCCGTGGCTGAACTCATCATGCAGCGCGTAGGGCTTGAACACGCCGAGCTTGTCGTCCCATGCCTTGCGGTAGTTATCTAGGCAGGCGACGAGCCTCGAACAGCGCCCTTCATCGATCCACACCGACGCCAGAAACGAGCGGCTCGCATCGATACCCGCCTGCTCGGTCTCGATCCGCTTCAGCACCTCGATAGGCTTGATCCCGGCTCGCTCGGCGTGGACCTGGCGCGATTCCGCGACTTCGGTGAGCGCGCGCTGCGCCGCGTCGTGCGGCATGTAATGGCGGGCATAGTTGTAGCCCCGCCCGCTCAGAACCTTGGCGTAATGCCCGAAGCCCTCGCCGCTGTTCTCGTAGAAATCTATCGCGCGGCGCTCAAACCCATGGTCCTGCCAGAAGATGATAGCCATACTGTCGTTCAGGCCGAGGTCCCAGGTCGTGTAGACCGGCGCATCCATGATCGGGATGCGGCAAATGCGCTTCTCCTTGTGCATCTTCGCCATCTCGTGCTTGAAATACGCGCCCTCGACCGAGACCTCGAACGCCTCGTCGGCAGTCGAGGGGAACTCGCGCTTCATATCCTCGCCCTGCTGCTCGGCTTTCTTCACGTACCAAGCGCGTTGTGATTTGCTGAGGCGGATGCCGTGCTTATGTTCGAGGTCGTCGAAATACGCGACCATATCGGTCGGCTCGACGATGTCCCCGCCCAACCGATATTCGGCGCTCGTCCACCACGGGAAGAAATGGAACTTGAAGTCGAGCGGCGTCAGATCCGCGCCCGCGTCGCGCTTGTGCCTGGCGGCCTGCGTCAGTTCGTAGAAGTGTCCGCCCTGCCCTTCCGCCGTCGACTCGACGGTTATGTTCTGCCCGGCCTGGACCGTGTTGAACGCGCCGGATTTGACCTCCTTGGCCTTGTCCGGAAACTTGGCGCACAGCTTGCCATATTCGCTGACATGCAACCGTTGGAACGTGCCCGAACGCAGCGACGCACCGACGCGGATTTCGCTGTTGTTCGACAGCATCAACGTTGTGGTGTTGTTCGTCTGGATCGGTACGGCGAACTTGATCGCTTCGGGCAAATTGTCGTAAGGGTATTTGATCATGTCGCGTAAGA